CCGTGTGCGAGCACTTTAATCGCGGTAAACACCGCCATGTCATCGTCAGTAACGAACTGTAACCACAATTCCGCGGCCCCATCGTTTTCGCCGTCTTTCGATGATAATACTGAGTTAGCTCGGAACAATGCTGAAAAGTTAAATTTTACTGGCTTTCCGTTAATTTCCATTTTATTGATACCGTCCTTTTATAAATTTATTATGGTTCTACTGGTGTTGTCGTCTTCGTGGCGTCAGTAAATTCGCCCTCTGTTTCGCCTGGCCGTTCAAAGAAGTAAATTGCGGATAACGCTTTGAGTTCTTCGTCAGTCAGTGGGAACGTTGCGGGTGTGCCGTCTTCCCACTTGTCGGTTAACTTACCCAAAATGTTCAAGGTAAATTCTAATTCACTGAAAGAATCTTCGTCAGAAATATCCATCGAATCGACGACGCCGTAGCCGAACATTGCCGGATAGGCTTTGTGATCGCCCTCAACAACAGCCACACGTTGGTCAATGACAACACGCCAAACTTTAACTTGTCGACCATTATGCTTGGCGTCCATGATAATATTGGCGGCTTTATCACCGGGTACCATGTAAGAATTTAAATCGATTGAATCTTCGTTCGTTGCGGCGGCAACGATACGACCCATCTTAGTTTGTTCGTCTAGCGAATCACCCTCGATAGATACATCGCCGGACGTTTGGTGTGCCGGCATGATTGCGGGGCTACCAATTGGGGCGACTGTTGGATCGGTTGATTGGATAAAGTACAAAACATCTTTACCACGGAACGGAGTATCTTTAACTAGCTCGATTCCGTTGTTAACTGTTGTATCAGCCATATTTTTTTACACTCCTCATTAGATTGTGATTGTCAGTAAGAACATGGCGCGCTTTAATTCGCGGCCGGAACTTAAATCTGACATAGTTTGGGTGGTCAGGTTATCCCAGCGGACAATCCGGGCCATCGCATTGCGCACCTTATTAATATCGGCCTCAATCTCAACGGGAGCCGCCGAACCCTCGTTGTAATAGTCGACCTGTTGCATAACCTGATTCAACGTCCCAGTTTTAGCCGAAACATCGAGGTCGGTATGCACATTAATGTGTACCAGCGGCAACGCGTCAGTAGGCTGGGGCTGTCTGAATAGAACTTTTAGCCCGTTTGCTTGTAATTCGGCACGTAGCCGCTTGTAAAATTCGCTTAATTCCATCTTTTGACACCCCCTAGCGCCTAATAAACATTATAGCTTAAAACGGCTAAGAACGCACGACAGGGACGTGTACGGTTAGCCGAACTTATTTTTGGCAAGTGCGTCCTTTACAGCCTTGTAAAAAAACGACGTTTCAGCCTGAACGCCGGGTCGCATAAACGGCTGGGCTGACATTTTGTAAGTGCCGTACTCGTTAAAGCTGGAATATTCAGCGCGGGCCGTATATGATCCGACCACCGTGCCGTTATTAGTGTGTACCGGGTCGGGTATGATATTGTTTTTCATGTACCCGGTATCAACGCGGGCCAGACGCTTGGACTTTTCGGCCGCACGTGCTAGTGAAGTCTTCATGGCGTCCTCAGTGTACCTGATTGCGGTGGGGCCAGCCTTGTCGAACTCGTCGAACAACTTATTGATCCCCTTGAAATTAACATTAAAATCAGCATTAGCCAAAACGCAACACCCGGACTTTACGACCACGGATTGCATTGATAACGGCACGTTCCGCCCCCTCGAACTCGACTGCGTCCGGCACTTCGACAGTGTTCTTTAAATGCACCTCGAACACTGGCGTTTTGACCGTACCGTACACGGCTAACTTGTTAACTTCGGTAACTGGTACTACGGAAGCTGGCAACGTAACGGCTCGCTTGCTCACTTCGCCCGTTAGGTCGTCGACCGGCCCGTCGTGATAGATTAGTTTAATCCGGTCGTTGTATCTCATAAGAACCTGAACCCCCCACGCCGCCGTTTAAAACTATCGCGGTAAATATCTAAATCGCTGGCCCACTCCGATAGGTCAATTGTAAGCCATTGGTTGCTGACTTCGCCCTCACTCGATGACTTTTTACCCTCATCACCGATAGCGTTATACATGCGGACGACAATATCCTTAACAATGTAATCGAGGTTGGCCGGAAGCGTACTGTTGACCGCGCCGTCTTGATTAATGTAAGCCAACACACGTGACTTAGCGTCACTGATTAACTCATTGATTAAGTCGTCTTGAACCGTGTCCTTGATACCAATTCGCAACTTGATTGCGTCTAAAATTTCCAATCTGTTCACCTCCGAATAAATAAAAAAACGCACCCATACGGGTACGTTAATTATATCATGTTAAGCGGCGGCCGTAACGGTTACAGCGATGGTAGCGGTTAGCTCGCCACTCGTTGCCGTAATTGTTGCAGTGCCAGCGTCAACCGCCGTGATAGTGCCGTCAGCACCTCGGGTTGCCTTAGTGTCGTCGCTAGACGTCCACTTAACAGCCGCAATCACTGCCGCACTGTCGTCGGCGTCTGCTGGGTCAGTTGTAACGCTGACCTTTTTAGTGTCGCCTACTTTCATGCTGGCGGTCTTTTGTGATGGTACAAGACCGGTCGCATTATTCGGCGCTACGCTTTTGGGGTTGCACTGAAGATAGCGGCCTTGTTGTCGTCCAAGATAAAGCTACCGGCTTTACCAGCACCTTGTAATGCAACACCGTCAAAGTCTTCACTTTCAATCGTCCGAGTAGTTACGATACCAGTGAAAGCGCGGCCGATGTTGTCAGGCACGAACATGATAGCCTTGCCTTGCATGTACTTTTCAGGAACCTTGGTGATGATAATATCGCGGAAACGAACGATCCCGTTTTCGTCAATATTAACCGCGGAACCTTTTTGAGAAGTAACAAGGTTGTGGTCGATGATGGCGTTGTAAACGTCAGCAGTCACATAAGCACGGACAGGTACGACAACTTCCAAGTTGGTGTACTTCGCGCTGGCCGTTTCGAACATAACGTTAACGTCGTCTACGGCACCCAAGTCAGTAGAAGCGTCGGCAAGTTTCTTACCTAATGCGTTGTTGAACATACGAACCTTAGCTTGTGCTTGTAAGTCCAAACGATCAGCTACGGCGGCGTTTAAGTCGTTATTAACAGTGAAGCGGTCTAGACCTTCATGGATTGCCCAAGTAAATTCGTAAGGCACGTCCGTATCAGTGTAAACAATTTCGGTACGTTCACCGAAGCGAGTACTTTTGGCTGTACCGGCACCGAATGCAACGGCTTCGTCTTGTGAATATTCACCAACGACAACAGGGACGTTGTTCGTCTTTACTGAGAACGCGGTTGCGTTGTTTTGAATACCATCAAGCGCTTGTAAGTCGCCGAAAGTAGGGGCGAATACTGATTGCGCCCCAAATACTGTTTGCATTAATTGCGCGAACTGTTTTGTATAAGTCCGTGCCGCAAGGTTGTTGTTATTAGTAGCCATTGTTTAAGTTCCTCCGATTATTTTTCGTATTTTGCCATAATATCATTGAACGGGTCGTTTGCCCCATCAAGATTAGAACTGCCCGTTTCCGGCGCAGAGCCAGCGGCAAGTTCTTCGACTTTTGCGTTGACGCGTTCGTCAATCGACGTCTTAATCGTGTCTACCGCGCTTGCAATGGCTTCGGCGTTGCCTAATCCAATAAGCTGATCGCTCATAGTGTCAGGCAAGCCATTCTTTTGCAGTAAGGTAACGGTTGCTGTCTTTAATTCGGCCGCCGCAATCTTGCCTTCGCGTTCCTTTAATTCGGCTTCGCGTTGCTTGAGTGCTTCCGCGGCTTGTTCGTCAGCTGACATCTTTGCGAGCCGTTCCCCCTCGGTCTTAGCCTTTTCGAGCCGTTCTTGTTCGTCCTTTTTATACTTGGCCAACGCGCTTGCTACACGCTTGTCAGCTTCTCGGTCGAGGTCTGAACGGGTATAGGTGTCTTCCTTGGGTTCCGTCGGTGTGGCTGGTTGCGTTTGTGGTTCTGTTTCTGGGTTTGGTTCTGTCATGATGGTTTCTCCTCCTCAATAATACGATAGCGGCGTGTTAACGGCCCCGCCCACGTTTGCACACAGGTACGGCCACGCGCCACATCACGTTACATTGGTTTATTTTTCGTCATCGGTTCCGACCCACGAACATAGGCAATTCGGGTGTCTTGGTATCATTCCGTCCGCTTCGTAATACGTGAACACACGGCCGTCCATCGGCGCACAGATACGACAAGCGGCTGTATTCGCGACCCATTTAAGTCGCCCGTAGCCGGATTCTTTTGCCGCGCGGGTAGTTTCCTCCGCCATCATGCGAGCCGATTCGGTACGTAGCAAACGGCGGGACTGATAATCAGCCACATTATACCGTTTTGCAATCTCGCGAGTAACGTCAGCCGGGTTCTTGTGTGTTAGTAAAGCGTCTTTCATGATTGACCGAACGTCGGACTGTAATGCGTCCATATTGTTCCAGATTCGGTCGGACCAATTGACATTATTGATTATACCATCAACTAACTCCGTTGCGCTACCCTTAGACGCATTAGGGTACAGTTGTTGCGCTTTTTTAACGGTTTGAGTAGCTACCTTGGTAAAGTACCCACGATATTGCTCAACAAGCTTAGAACCCAAACGAGTAGCATATACAGCAACAGCAAATGTAATCAACTCATCATTAGTCGCAACCTGTCGCTGTCTTACCTTGCCCTCAATCGCCGCGGCCTGAATCTCAGACAGTAATTCCGGATCAGGGTACTGCATATCAATCGCCCGATTGTATTCGGGATAGGCGGCCACGAATGCGGCCCACCATGCGAGTAGTGCGGCCTTTTCGTGATTGATTGTCGCCTTAGTCGCTCGTTCGTTCGTTTTCTGGTTCGCCTTGCTGTCCGCGAACACCCTCATCTTCCGAATCATTTCCGCTTGTTCCATTGATAATCAATCCGCCTTTCGTATCATACGTTTTTAACATCGACTTGCGTTGTTTATCCATCATCTTAACAATCTCGTCAGCGTCGGTCACGTTAGGCAAGTATTGGTAAAGATATTCTTGTGGAATCTGTGCGCCCGCCTGAACCAGTGCGGTAATGATTGCCACATCGTCGGTTGGTAGGTTATCCCGGAAGATGAAACCAATCTCGTCGGGGTCAATATCCCACTTGCCGTTTACACGTTCCTCAATGTGGGCCACGACCGTGTAGCGTTGGTTCAAGCCGCGTTCGAATTGCTTACGCTTTGTGCTGGCTAATTCAACCGTGCCGAGGACTTT